GGCAGAACTAAAATTCTATATCCAGTTGGTGTTGGTAATTTATCTAATGTTGATTTGTCGATCGCTTTTGGATCAAGGACTGTTTCGACTTCATCTTTTGCCTTGTAGGCATCTAGAAGCGCTTCAGTCCGTTTCGGTGTCTCCGTGGACTCTATCATCTTCATACTCCGTTGTTGTCAGCAGGTCTTTAAGATCCTGTTGCAGATCCTCAAGAGATCTGATTTGACCCCTAACATATTGTAGTTTCTCCATGGTGTCAACACCATATATAGCGTGTGACTTGAGTCTAACCAAAGCTTTCTTAACTTTATGTTGTACGAGTGATATTGTATCTATATCCATTATTTTCTTTTTAATGAAATTTTACTTTTACCTTGTTTTAATAATTCAAAACCATATTCGTTTACTATTATTTTTAATACTGCATCCATGTCATAATAAGGATAATCATCAAAAATAAACACCGAACCTGGTTTAGATCTTTTTCCAAAAAAAATTGCTTCATTAATAACATCAACAGTTTTGTGTGGCCCGTCAAAATGAACTAAATCATAAGTATTTATGATTTCTTTTTTTTCTCTGTAAATAGGTACACCATCATGAAAACTTTTCATAAATTCATCATCATCTAATTGGTACAATGTAAAATTTTCAAAGTTTAAGTCTCTTAATAAATCAACTTTCATACTATTTGTATAATTACAAACAATTGAAGGTTGGTTATCAAAATGTGGGTAAGATATATTACCGTAAGGATCTATACCAATGTGCCAGTGTTTTTTATGTTTAAGATTTTCAAGAATTAACTTAGAACCTAGTCCCTGTCTCACCCCTATCTCTACTGTAAATAAATTATCTGATGCTAAGGATTCACAGGCTTCTATTAATATTTCGTATTCTTTACTATCGCCACCTATCATAATTTGAATTGTTGAAGAACTTGTATTTTTTCTTCTGCTTCTGCTATTTTAGTAATTAACTTATCTAGTTCATCAAGGTGTTGTGGGTGCTCACCAATCGCTACAGGTTTTTCTAGATATATTTGAATAGTTGCATCCGCTTCAGATATTTGAGCATTGTATCTATCTTCTAGTGCTTGTAGCAATGTTGCTCTTAGACTCATAACGAATCTATATATTATCTAGGGTTTTTGTAAACTAAAAAACGCCTTCGAATTTAGTGCCTTTGATTGCAGCACCTACACCTCTACAATAGCCACCTTCTTTCATGGTAGGAACGTTTCTATTGATCATTGCATTTTCTCTTGCGTCTTCGTAAGTTTCTACAACTGCAGGATTTCCCATTTTACCTGGTTTGTATTTCTTTTTTTTAGGATCTTTAGGATCCACAGGATCTTTAGTTGGTTTATTTGCAACAGTTTTTTTATTTGATACTTTTCTTAATGGCATTATATTTTTCCTTGTTTCTTTAATTTCTTTATATCACCTTTTGTAAGACCTGTTAAGTCCACCTTAGGTTTTACCGATGTAATATCTGGTGATACTTTATTAAGTTTCCAAGGTCTAAATAGTTTTTTTATCCATTTCCACATTTTATGTCCTTACGTTAGCTGGTTTTGGCCCTGCATTACTTACTGATCTCTTTCTGGCAACAGCAGAGGCCTTTTGCGACTTTGACATCGCTGTGGCTTTTGCAAGTGGTACGCACTTCGGATACTTCCGCTTTGAACCACTGGCAGATTTTCTTCCACACTCTTGAAACTTGCCACCTTTTTTCTTTGCTCCAATATCTACCCATTTTTCATTAAACCATTTTGTTAATCCACCTGTTTTCATTGCAGGCACACAATTTGGAACCATACGATTCCCTTTTTTCTTCATTCCTTTTTGAACATAACCTTCCCAACAAGAACCTTTCTTGTTCATTACTTCACACCTTGAAAGTTAAGTCCTCTTATAGCTGCACCACCGCCTCTTACTAATTTTACTGTGCTTAAACTTTTTGCTTGTCCTGCGTGTAATTTAGAAGCTTTTTTTAAACCCTTAATAACTTTCTTAATTTTTATTTCAGCGCCTTTTGCAGCTTTCTTAGGTCCCCAATCTTTTCTTTTTACTCCTGATGGATCTTTTGCTTTACCTGCACATATTTTTGATGCATATGCGTTAGCATAAGCTGATGGATAAACTTTAAATTTTCTTTTTGCGGCTGCTTTGCCTCTAGCACATAACTTTGTCATATTTTTTGCATCCCTGGATTAGTTGATAGTATATTTTTTTTTGCTCTAGGTCTAGCTACTGAATCTTTACTTCTTTTACGTAGTTGAGCAATAGCAGATTCTTTTAATGCTCTTTCTTTTCTTAATTTTTGTAAGTCTCGTTCTAAATTCATTTTTTGTACCCTAACCCTGTTGTTCTATTTCCATATAATTTTGTCCAAGACCATGAAGTCAACTTAGTAGACCAGTGATATATAAGTGTAATTAAATATTTCATTTCTTATCCTTATTCATTCCGCCCCTGAAGATCTGAGTTCCCTTAATACCATAAATGCTCGCAACGACAAGGATCCACAGGTTTGTGAACCATGACGGGAGCTGTGAGAACATCTCGAAGAACAATTTTACCTTGTCCATCGCTCCTGGATCATCACTTATGACAGCCCAACTCAGGACTGCTATGGGCGCTGACAAAATTATCAAAACTGCCTCGTCTTTCCAGTCCGAATTTCTTGATTCTAAAAGTTTACCTTGGTAAGCTTCCTCACCTTGAGCCATCTTTCTTGCATGCATCATTTGTGCGTCCGCCATCAGCATCTTCGTCTCTTGACGTTTTTTGAAGATGTGCGTACCTGCTTGTGCCGCCAATTTTATCGCGCTTAACCACATAATATTTATCCTGTCTCCTTTTACTCATGAATTCTATCATTTTATCCATTATTTGGAAACCCCTGTAGCCGTTCTGCCTCCATCTCCAAGTTGGAGTGTGGTGTGGTTTTCTTATTTTACAGGGAAACATCTGACCCCCGAACATATCTACAAATTTTTGTAGCGTATCTCGGTCTGTCATCTCTATTGTGCAAGCAAATTCTTTTTTTCTTCCTATCCCCTTTGACCAAATGCCAAAACTTCCTTCTCCATCAAATATTCCAGCTAGAAAAATTAATTTAGACGATACTGGAAGACTTTCGTATGAGTTTTTTGGTGTACTTTTTAACACTTTTAAACTTCTTTTCGGTTAGTCCTTGTGGGTTTGGCCCTCTTTTAGGAGGTGGGCCACTACGTACACCTCCGCTTAAACCTTTTCTCATTTTTTGTTCATTTTTTCTCTAGCAACTTGTAATCTTTCATCTGATTGTTGGTCTTGTGTTGCAAGTCTATCATAATCAAAATCAAGTCTGTCTGCCGCTCTTTGATTTTCTTGATCTGCTCTAAATTTAGTCTCTTCTGCTTTTCTTTGAAGATCCATAGCTCTTAAATCAATTTCTTGTTGTTTAATTTTAATTAATGGGTCCTCTTTATTCTGATTTGCATTTTCAGTTTGTACTAACTCTTGAGTTATCTGTGCTGCAACCTTTGCAACTTCAGCTTCAAACATAATTTCAAACTGTTGAGGATCCTGTTGAGCCATTTGTGCCATTTCAGGATTTTCCATAACCATTTGTTTAACTTGTGCTTTAGCTTTAAAAGAAACGTGATCAGAAATATGCGATTGTAGTAGTGCATATACCTGAGGATTAATTTGTACCATTCTTGATGCCATAAATGCCATGTGTGCAGCAATGTGTGCATCGTGATCTTGGAATTCAAACGCTGTAAGCAACTTCATTTGAAGTGCCCGTGCATTTTCTTTTGCAGGATCTAAAGGTTCTGGCTGTTTTGGTGGTGGTTTTAGAATTTGATCTATAGTTTTAGTTCCAAGTGCTTCATAAACACGTCTGTAGGCTTCGTGTAAGTTGTGCATTTGTGGATTTGACTGTGCAATTTGCAATTGTGCTTGTGCAAGTGTTACTCTTTGTGACATAGACATAATATTTGGGTCTGCCACAGGTAAAATATCTATTCTGTTATCAAAATCTGCTTGTTTTATTTGTCTTGGGCCACCATAAACATCATAAGGATACTCTGGTGGTAAAGATTCACCACAAATTCTTGCTAAAATCTTAAATTCTAATCTCATTGCGTAGTAACAACGTTTGTGAACACCACTCATTACACGTGATCCTCTTTCCATAAGTGCAACAGTAGTTCCAACAGCTCTGTTTTGAGCATCATTACCAATATTTGAATCTGTTATCGCTGCAAACTTTTGTCCTGCTTGAACAACGAAGCCCATCAAGTTGTAAAGTGTAGGTGATGGCTCTGTAAACGGTAGATTAAAAAACTGATCTCTAATATTTCCTCCAGGTGCATCCACATCTCTGAACTCTCCTGGTTGAATCGGCTGATCATCATCTCTAACTCTAATACCACGTGATTTAAAACCTGCTGGTAAATTTTTTAAAGTACCTGCATCAATTAATTGTCTTAGAGATTGAGTTGCTGCTTGTGATAAACCACCAATCATATGTGTTAAACCAAAACCATAAAAACCTAGTCCTGGTAAAAATTTGTAATGAACAAAATATTCTGTTCTAGCGTAAGTTATGTCATTAGGTTTGTAGTTTCTGTAAATAGATAAAACTTCTCCACTACCTTCATCAATAGTTACAATGTATGGAATTTTAATCTTCTTAGCTTTGTCATCAAAGTCTTCAAAATCATCTAGGTTTAAATCTACATGCATTTCTAAAATTGTGTTTAAATAATCTGTACCCGTGTTTTTAATACCTTCTAATTCATTTAGTTTCTTTTCTACTGAATCGGGTTCTGTAGTTGAATCAATCAATTCTATATCTCTATAAAATCCTGCTGCCATTTTTTTAGTGACATCGTTAGTTGTCATTTTAATAACATGCGTAATTCTCTCACAGTCTTTTAAATCTGATGCGTAGTATGGAACTACTAAATCTTCTGCTGGTATAAATTTAGATACAGGTCTATCTAATAATGCATCGTAATAAATTTTCTTAAATGTAGATCCTGATAAGGGTAGATAAAATAACATCTGATCCATGTCAGTTGTGTAATCTTCCATCTCCTCCATCAGCAGGTAGTTCATATAATCTTTAACTCTATCTGCTTGTTGTTCGGTAGCCGGTGTTTGTAAACCTATGACTTGTGTTCGAACTGGCCCATCAGATGGTACGAGTTCCTTGTATGCTTGTGCTTGGAATTGTGTAACCGATTCAGCTAACAATGGATGCGTGACACCGGAGGCTCCTTTAAATGGTCTTGATACTTCTTGGTATCTAGTTCCTAATAAATCTAAACCTTTAATATAAGCATCTTCCCATTCTTTTCTAGATGTCTTATCTTTTTTATATTCTTCAATAAGTTCCAGAGCCATCTCTTTAAGCTCTCGCTCATCCATGTCTTCTGCAAGGTTTGCATTAAAATCGTCTTGAGGTCTTTCCTCTACAACCTCTTCTTCTCCTTCAACTTCTACATCAATTGGAAGACCCTCAGGTTGTTCAACTACTTCTTCTGCTAATTCCTCTGTTACTTTTTCTACTGCCATGATTAATTGTACCTTATTGGTTTAAACATATCCACTACAAGTCCGCCTTTGGACTTATAAGTTTTTTGTGTATTTCTCATTAGTGGAACTACTTTAATCGCATATGCATCGAAATACAAGCGTGGATCCCCTGCTGGAATATTTTTAGTTCCCTTTTCTGGATTCATACCAGAACTAGTGTGATATGTGCTTTTAATTTCTTTTCCTTTTAACGGGTGATCTGATGGGTATTTGAAGTTATCACTACTAACATTTTTATATGGTTTTGTTGGATCTGACAGAGATATCTTTGTTGGCCCTGCGCTTGATCCATAGAACCTTGCGTTCTTACCCATAACATCTGGAAGTACTGCTTTACCCTTTTTACCTATACCTTTACCATTAGAATAACCGTAAAATCTTTCGTTACCAGCTTTGTAACCTTGTCTGAAACTTACTTTGTCAAACGGGGCAACGGCTACGTAATCAACATTCTCACGTGCAGCCTTCTGCATCAAATATTTTATTGCATGATCTCCGTATGAATCTGATTCAACCATTGGGAAGTAATCTTTTTTATCATCACTGTAAGTATTTCTTTGAGTAGTTAATCTTTTTAATTTTGTATTGATATCTTTCATAGATGCACTAATAGCATTTACTCTACCAAACTCATTTTTAGCAACAGCTTCATCTAAATCCTTAAGCATTCGACCACGTTGACCTACTAGTAAATTTAATTCTATTTCAGCATTAAAGGGATTCAGTCTTCTCTCTCCTGATAGTTGTGCGGCTTTAGTCATACTTTTTGCAATACTCTGGTTTACATCAGATTGTATTTCATTGATCATAAATACTTTTTTACCATCAGGTGTGAACCTTGTATCAAATCTAATATGATAAATATTATTTGTATCTCCAATCTCCTCTGTAAAGTGTCCACCTTTATTTCTAAATTTTGCGTTAGTTGTAATATCTTCTGGAAGTGTAAAGATAGTTTCTCTGTAATCTTTACCCCCTTGTAATGTGTAATTAGATTCATTTCCGTATCTTGTCTTTGTAGCCTGCATTGGTCCAACTTTGTTATTAATATCACCAATAACTTTGTTCAGTGTTTTTTTTTCATCTACAGATACCATTCCAGATTTTGTCAAATTTTTTAATGTATCATTTATATCTCTTAGAGATCCCCTACTTGGAACACCGCTATCAGCTTTTAAATAGTATTGCAGTTGATCTAATTCATATTTTATAGCATCATTATCTTTGTATTTGACTTGTAAATCTCTAACAACATTCCTTGCATTCTTTGCTGATACATCAAATGCTTCTTGTGCACCTTTGTTAACACCGAGTTCAATTGGTTTTAATCTATTAATAGGGTTGAGTTTGATCATTGCTCCTATTTCATTAGCATCAAGCTTTAAACCAAATTTCTTTGCTGCATATAACAGGCCACCTGTTAGGTCTCCTGCTTCATTGAATACTGCTAAATTGGAATCGAATAATTCTTCTTTGGATACACTAACTTCTTTACCGGCAAAGGGACCTTGATCGTATTTAAATCTTTTTTGTTCACGGACCGTTTTCTGTGCAGGCTTACCAAATATTTTAAAGTTTACTTTTCTAGTAGATGTTAAATGATCTAGCCACTCATCTGCAGTGTACTTAGATCTACCCATTCTCATTGCCCAGTCATATGTTGATGAACCAAAAGCAGGTGCTAAGTCATCACCCATCTGCAGGGGTTTTGTTTTCTTTAAAACTACAGGTGGGTTTTTTAATTCTTGTGTAACTAATTCCTTAGCCTGTGCCTGTGAAGGTTTAGGTGTGTAAGTTATTTGATTTGTCTGTTGTCCGGTGGTCGGTGTTGCTGAAGGTTTTTTCGCCTTGAGTAATTCCTTACCAGCTCTGAGTAATGCCTTTAGGGACATTGTCCCTCCTATGTAATTTTAGTAGGTTTGTTTCTACCTAGTTTGCATTTTACTTTTACTGATGTTCCTGACTTGTAACCCATAGGTCTTTGCATCATGCCACCACCCATTTTACCAGAGGCCTTAAGTCCTTCTAATAATCTTTCTTTTTTCATAGGAGTAACTTTATCTTTTAAACTTTCTCTTACACCTTTTCCAGTTTTTCTTCCTTCATATCCTTTTGTATATGAAGATTCTCCACCAGAAGAATATTTCTTCATCATGCCACCACCCATTTTTTTCTTAGGCTCATCTTTCTTTTTCATTTTAGATTTTAAATATTGTTGTGCAGCGACTCCCGCTACAGCGACAGGTAATAACATTTTACCAACTCTAGTTGCTTTTAATGCTTTTGTAATTTTTTCTCTTCCAGCACCAGTTTTTTTATTGATAACACCTTTGTCTTGAAGTTCCATTTTTTTACTAAAAGATGAATCGTCTTTAACTTTAATAGATTTACCGACTCTGTATTTAGCAACACCACCCATTTTTTTACCAGAAATTCTTTTTAGCATTGCAAGTGGAGATAAAAACTCAGCACCTTTAGCACCTTTGTCTTTTGCTTTTTTCATAAACATTAAACCTAAGTTTGCTTTCATAACTTTACCTGGTTTAACTTTTTCATCTTGTAAACCCATGCCTCTGCCTTTTGCTTTTTCTGCTCTTAGCACAGCGAAATCTTTTGCATCAATTTTATTTGGTGGTGGAGCTTTGGCTGCAATTTTTGCTTGGCCACCTGTAAGCATTGGAATTTTAATTATCTTTCCTCTATCATTTTTTTTGTATTGAAAAGTTCTTTTGTTTCTATGATAATTTTCAATTTGAGTAGAAGTTCTTGAAGTTGAACCACCTTCATCAGATCCTCTTTGAGTTAGACCAATTCTTTTTGTAGTTCTTCCCATAAAATTCTCCTAATAATATTTATAATCTTTTTCTAATTTCATTGGTGGGTCGTCCCAATCGTCCGAGTACGTAGAAACAAATCCACCTTGTCGATATCTTAACACAGCTTGGGTCATAGAATCAACATAGTCATCATACTGACCATTAGGAAACGCTGCACATTCCTCAATTACTTCCTGTGCCCAGTGTTCCTCTAAAGGTGCCCACACCATACCAGATTCAAATACAGGTGCACAGCTATTTATTCTAGTATGCTTATCTCGTCCTCTAGCTGGAACATAATCAATTACAGGAATTCCTGCTCTACGAAGTTCGTGAATTAATGGTGTACCACTAGCTTTTGCTTCAATGATTACAGTTTCCGGTTCCCAGTAATGATATTGCTCTAGTGCAACATTTTTTAAATCTGGAAAATCATAACGTCCCTTTTGTGCATCTAATAATATAATTGCTTTTTCGTAACCTTCTATAGGTTCAAATACCCCCCAGGTGGTAATAGCTGAGTAATCTGCAGTTTCTTTTTTAGAAAATGCAGTATCATAACTTTGTATGACATGAAGTAACTTTGGTAAATTTTCTTTATCGTAATCCTGCCACCATTCCCTTTTTATAATTGCACCCTCTTCTGAGGTTGGGTCCTGCATATATTGTGCATTCCAATTTTTCATTGAGATTGAGGCTTTAACAGAATCTAAATCTTCTTTACCCCAATACTCAGGCCATACGGGTTTATCATCTGGCATGATTGCAGGAAAAGAAATTACATCCCATTGGTCTGCTTTAGTACCACTCTGTGCTTTGACCAACCTTCCTGTAAGATCATCAGTAGCCCAACGAGTCATAACAACTAAGATTCTTCCTCCTGGTTGTAAACGCTGTCTGGGTCCTGAACTGTACCATTCGTAAGCACGTTCCATCGCTGTATCGGACAAGGAATCTTGTTCCGTATGTGGATCGTCAATAATAAGCAAATCGGCCCCTCGACCTGTGATAGATCCGCCTACACCCGCTGCAAAGTATTCACCACCGTGATTGGTTTCCCACCTGCCTTTTGCTTTACTGTCTTCTCGAAGTGTAACACTTCCGAAGATTTCTTTATACTCCTTGGTGTTCATTAAGTTACGAACTTTGCTACCAAACCTTGAAGCAAGTTCAGCATTGTGTGATACCTGCATAATTTTTTTCTTTGGATACTTACCAATATACCAAGCAGGGAATAAATAAGATGCGAATTCAGATTTAGTATGACGTGGTGGCATGTTGATTATGAGCCTCTTTGCATCACCATCTGCAATATCTTGAAACGATTCAGCAATAATTTGATGGTGCCCATACTTCTTTGGGTCCTTTGTTTTACGATAGATAAAGTCTTGCCACACAGACTCTGCAAAAATTAAAAAATTATCCTGGCAGAGCTTGATCCACTCTAACTGTTTTTTCAGAATAATATCTTTTAATTCATCTTCAGTTAAGTTTTCTATTTTCATCTCGTTTGGGACCCTAGTATATTTGTATATCCTACTTTGTAAACCCTTTCGCCTCAAAAAACCTAGCCTGGCAACGCGAACCCTGATACCTGCAATTTTAAAAACGATTATGAGATTGATTATGAGCCTTGCTATAGGTGTGTGATAGATACACCAATGGCGAGGTGCATAGCCTCGCCATTGGTTAGTGTTTAATTATTCTGTGTTATGTATTGCTTGAACAAGGGTGCTGAACTTTTTAAGTATGTTGTCCTTGAATTCATCAACGATTGGATTGCCAACGTTCTCAAGTATGTGCTTTTCACACTCGCCCATTAACAACTGAAACATGATCTCATAGTTGAGTTGTTTCTTTTGTCCATTGTCCACCACCATGTCAGCAAGTGAAGTAGGTGCATTAGAGTTTAACTTCTCACTCAATACATTAGCTATGTTGATCAAATCATTATTGGGCATTTGATACCTCGCTAGGTTCTTGCAATCCATTAATACCACCTATTGCTTTATACTCACAATAAGCAATTTCTTTTTGATGTGCATTCCATAAATCTAAATGACTTAATTTAAATTTATCTTTATCAAAAGATTTTCTCTTTCTGTTAATCTTTTGCAATCCAAAATTATTTCCATGCTCGTCTTGAACAATAATTAAATTTTGGTTTGTTCTATCAAATAGATTAACAACATGCTCTTTCATACTGTCTAACTCTTTGTTAAGTCTATTTGCTTTTAGCTTTAGTGTTGCATAAGCTAGGACTATTTTTTTTTCGTCTTGCTTTAGCTTTTTTGCTCTTTGCATTTTTACCTCTTTGTTAAGTTATGTATTTTTATAAATACCTCTAATTAATACATCTTATTAAATCTTATTCAATAGTTAATTTAACTTTTTTTTAATTAAGTTTATTAGGTCTAGCAATAGTAGTATTAGCATTATTATCCTCTAATAGATTAAATAGTCTTTTTATTTTTTCGGTGAAAAGTTTTTCCCGTGCCGTCCCCAGCTGTTGTTTAGTTTTATTATCTTTCTTATTTCCACCACGAGAACGAGACGAGGCGACATCTGTCGCCTCGTTAATTTTATCAGTAGCCATTACCAACTACACCAATATTCAACGACCTTACTCTCGTTGATAGATTGCTCACAGAATTTAAGGAACTTGATATCTTGTTCCTTGTACTCCTTGACGCTTTCCTCTTGGAACTGTTGCCCCCAGAAAAATCCATCTTCTGCTTTGTAATCCTTAAAGCCCTCTTGTATTTGTTCGGCTAACTCTTTAGCCACCTCTTGAGTTATATATACAGGGGCATCACAATCAGAATTAAAACCTAAACTTGAGAGCATTCCCTCATGTTTATGGTGTGAGTTTTGTTCGTCCCACTTCTTTGCCATGAACTGTTGAAGTCTTGCGTGTTTTCTCCACACAAAAACATTTGCTTTATCTCCGTAATCATCATCAGAATAGTATTGTTCCCAATCTACCTTTTGACCTCGAAGGTGTGCGTGTTGATCTAATCCCATAACTTTTCTCCTTTGTTGATTAATTCTAATGTCTTATCGTATCTTATATACTAATGCAACAATTATCTTTTAGAATTATTCTAAACTAGCAACCTTACCATTCTTCATACCACAGCAGTTTCTCCTGCTGGGTGCCAAACTCCATAGTAGTCTATGTACCACATTATCCATTACTTCAAACGAGACCGAGCTTTACCACCAGAGTTTCCAGCGCCAGTCCTTCACTCCATCAGTAGCTTCTGCGCAGGGGGCTCACCTTTCTAAACGAGACGACATGTGGTGCATCAAAGAATACCAACGAGCGAGAGCATCAGGATCCCAGTGCCAGCTAATGTGATACCAGGAAACATAAACAAAAGGCACAGCCAAACGACAACGAAACTCATATGGAAGCTCCAGCTGCAGGTACCAGTTCATGCAGCTC